GCAAGGATGGGCTTCGCGAACGCGGCGAGCGCCGGCGCGACGAACGTATCCGAGTGCCGGCTCCAGGCCAGCAGAGCCGCCTGAGCGGTGCCCGTGCTGGTGGAGATGAGCCCTCCGCCGGCGTTGTACCAGGCCACGTCTACGCGGGTCGTCGGGCCGCCTGCGACGTTCTTCTGCGCCCACCAGGACAGGGTGTAGCTCGTCGCGGCAGTGACCGGGACGGCGCCCGTTCCCGAGGGTGTCGTGTCCATCGTCATCGGCGAGCTGGTGTTCGCGGCGACGGTGTTCCGGTTGAAGTACGAGCCGCCGTCGGGGCCACCGCCGGACAGGTGCGTGTCCGTGAACGTGCCGCCGTTGAGGGTCATCGTCAGACCTTCAAGGCGGTAGTTCGGGTGCATGTTGCCCCCACCGGCCGCCCCGGCGTTGACGTCCACCGTGTGGTCTGCATTCCACGGGAAATCCGTGTCCGTGTCCGTCGCGAGCAGCAGCCGCGCGTCCTCGGCGTCGAACCGCAGCAGGACGGACGCGCACCCGCGGTTCGACCGCTGCCACGTCGTCTCGTTGACCCGCGGCCGGCCGTGCACCAGGTACGGCCCCGCGTACGTTTTCTCTTCCTCGGTCGCTGAGGGGTTGTGGCAGTCGGTGAAGATGACCAGCGTTGCCCCGGAGCAGTTCCGGGACCATTCCTCGCCCAGCCGTACGACCTTCTGGCGGGCGTTCAGCGGTGGCGGGCCTTCGATGCCGGCGATCACGGCCGGCGCGATCACGTTCCACTCGTTCAGCAGGGTGTCGTAGAACGTCGTCGTGCCCGGTCCCACGGACGTGAAATCAGGGTCAGCAACGATGACCCCGTTGATGCCACTGCGCACCTCGGCGTAGTAGACCTTTCCGGCCATCCGGTCCAGGGTGCCGCTGTCACGCGAGCCGATGCCGATCGCCGCCGTGCTGTTGAAGATCGACGTGACGCCCGCTTGGGTGACGGTGGAACCGAGCTGTGTCCACGTCACGCCGTCGGTGCTGGTGTAGAAGATGATCGTGCGGCCGGCCGCGCCGTTGTCCACATCGAGCGTGACGCGCACCCAGATGTCATCACCGTTCGCGACGGTCGGAGCAGCGGTCGAGTCCGCCGTGAGCACGGTCGATCCGTTCGCGCTCCACGCGATGCGTAGCATCCCCGACGTCAGGACCGTAAAGCGCCACGAGATCTGGTTCCCGCTCGTCATGGACTTCGACATCAGCGACGAGGAAGCGGCCGGCGTCCAGTCGTCCAACGCGACCTGAATCCTCAGGTCGATGTCACCGGTGATGTCCAGGCTCGCCTTGTCCACCGTCCGGGCCCGCCCCGGCGAGACACCGTTCAGCAGCAGGAATGTCTCGAGCTCACCGAACGGCGAGCAGCCGGGGCAGCCCTCGTTACAGACCCACGCCCGGAACGTAAGCTGCCGCGGCTCGTAGTAGTCCCCGAACTGCACGACGCCGTCACGCTGCGCGAACGCAACATCACCGTTGCGCACCGGCGGAACCCCCATGCCCTCCGGCGGCAGCGTGAGGCACCCGAGCGGGACGGTCGGCAGGTACGGCACGATCGGGTCGCCGCCCTCCAGGCTGATCCCTTCAACCTGAGCGAGCTCGCGACCGTCCTTCCACATCGCGATGCCCCACGCGCCGCTGTTCCCGCTCACCGGGCCACACCCCCGATCGTCTCGCGGCGCGCCTGCGTGGCGTACCGAACGTTCCAGTTGATCTCCGACAGTCGGCCGCCACTGGTCGTCGGACCGGTGAAGATCTGCGTCACGCTCACGCCCCCGTCACCCGAAACACCCACAGCAGCGGGCGCTGCTGCCCGCTGACGGGCCGTGGACTGTGTCGCGGTCCCCGTGGGGCTCAGCGGTGCCAGCGCGTTCGACAGGGCCCGTGCAGGCAGGTTGACGTTCGTCTGGATGCCGTCAGCGATCATCTGCGCGATCACCTCGCCCGAGATCTCCGGCGACCCGGCCCCGGACAACGGCCCGAGCTTCGCCGGCGAGAACGGCAGGTACGCGCGGATCGTGCCCGCGATGTCAGCCATCGCACTACCCACGGACCCGATCAGGGACCGGATGCCGTTGATCAGGCCCAGGACCACGTTCTGCCCCGCACCGAACAGCAGGCTCCCCAGGTTGCCGACGGCCCGCACGATCTGCCCCGGCAGGCGTGTGAAGAACCCCACGACCCGACCCAGACCAGAACCGGCGATGCTCGCGATCCGGCTGATGCCGCTGGAGAACGTGCTGCGTGCCCGATCCCACAGAAACCGCACCGCGATCCCAGCGAGGGTGCTCAGGTTCCGGAACCGCGTCACGATGCCGCTCACCCACCCGATCACCGAGCTGATCAGCCGCACCTGCGAGCTAACGAACGCCGACACGACACCGGCCCACCAGTCACGCACCACCCGCAGGACCGTCGCGCCGCCGTTCTTGAAGAAGTTCTGCACCGTGCGCCACAGGAACCCGACGATGCCCGTCAGGATCGACACGACGCCGTCCGCGACCTGAACGAGGCCGTCCCACGCCTTCTCCCAGTCGCCGGTGAACACCCCGGTCAGGAACGTGATCAGGCCGCCGAGGACGTCGAACACGCCGCCGAGGACGTCCACGATCAGGGTGATCGCGTTCACGACCTGGGCGCCGAAGATCTCCAGCAGCAGCCCGAGCAGCGGCTGCAGCAGCTCGAACAGCCCGGACACGGCCGGCCCAAGGTTCGCCGTGAACAGGGCCCCGATTTCCGCGATCGCCGGCCCGAGCGCGCCCACGATGGTGGACACGAGGGGAGCGAGGGCCTGCACGAGCCCGACGATGAGCTGCGCGACCAGGCCGATCACCGGTGCGAGCCCGGTCAGCGCCGTGCCGAGCGTCTGCCCGAGCACGGTCGCCACCGGGAGCAGCGTGTCCCGCAGGGCGTTGATCTGGGGCAGCAGGGTCCCGATCACGGCGAACAGCCCACCGAAGATCGGGCCGATCACCCCGCCGAGCTGCCCGATGGCGTCACCAGTCTGGGTGATCAGGCCGAAGAACTGCGCCAGGCCCTCCTGCGCGCTGGCGGTCTGCACGAACGCGGCGAGCTGCGCCGTCGCGTCACGAAGCACCGCGAGCAGCTCGCCACCGATGCCGGCGCCGGCACCGAACACGGTGATCAGGGTGGAGCCAACGTTGCCGACGATGCCGAGCAGGTCACCGAGGATGACGTTCGCCTGGTCCAGGAACGCGGTGAGCAGCCCCGACTCCGCGATGCCCTGCGCCCACGTGCCGAACGCGAGGCCGATGTCGGAGATAGCGGTCGCCATGTCCAGCGCGGGCCCGCCCGCGCCGGTGAAGATAGCGAGCAGCCCGGCGCCGACGCCGCCCAGTCCTGGCAGCAGCGCCGCGAGGGTCGCGTTCAGGTCACCGAGGATCGTGTCGAGCGCGGACACGAACCGGTCCGACTGCGCAAACCGTGCGAACCCGAGCGCGGCGGCGTTCAGCGTGCCGGCCGTCGTGGTGAGCTGGGCCTGCAGCACGGGCAGGATCGCGTCCGAGATGCCAGCGAGCTGCTGCCCGACGCCCTGGAACACGGACTGCTGGATGCTGTTCTGCAGCGCGGACCACGCCGGCCCGAGCGCCGTCACCTCGGTCACGACCCGCTGCGCGGCCGGCGCGAGGCCCTCCATGGCCGCCGTGAGCTGGTCCTGGGTGGCCGCGCTGATCGCACCCGTCGCGGCGAGCTCCTCCTGCGCGGCGGACTGCGCCGCGAACGCGTCGGACAGGCCCCGTGACGCTACCTGCGCGGTCACGGCGCCCAGCCCAAGGGACGCGAACACACCGCCGGCGGAGATCGCCGCGCCGGCTGCCTGACCGACCGCGCCGGCCACAGCGACGGCCGCGGCTGCGACACCACCGAGCGCGCCACCCACGGGGGTGATCGCACCGAGCAGCCCCGTGAATCCTCCAGCGACCCGGGCGAGGGAGAACTCGAGCTGCCCGAACGTGGAGATGCCCGGCTCGGCCGAGCTCACGCCGCGCGTGAACCCGTCACCGAATCCGCGGCCGGCGGTGTCGCCCTCCGTCGTAGCTGCGGCCGTCACCCCGCGCAGCAGCCCCGACAGGTTCAGGCCACCGGTGCCGCGCGCG